CCCGGGAGTCTGGCGGCGAGACGGGCGACGAGGGCGGCCGCCAGAAGCCGTCGCAGGCCGAGTGGCTGATCCAGCACGCCCGAGCAGTGGCCGAGTTGTGGAAGACGCCGGACGGTGAGACCTTCGCAACCGTGCCCATCGGCGACCATCGGGAGCATTGGCCTTTGCGGGGCGCTGGCGTGCGGCGCTGGTTACGCCGGGAGTATTACGCCGTACACGGCAAGCCGCCGGGAGCGCAGGCAATCCAGGACGCCCTGGCAACGCTGGACGCCATTGCCCACTTGGAGGGGCCGACATACCCCGTTTACGTCCGGGTGGCCGAGCATAACGGCGCCATCTACGTAGACCTGTGCGACGACNCCTGGCAGGCCGTCGAAGTTACGGCCGGCGGCTGGCGGGTGGTTGCGAATCCGCCGGTGCGTTTCTGCCGGACCAAGGGAATGTTGCCTCTCCCGGTGCCGGTGGCTGGCGGGAGCGTGGACGAACTGCGCGAGTTGGTGCCAGCGGTAGACGACGACACATGGCTGTTGTTGGTATCGTGGGCGGTTGCGGCGTTGGCCCCCCGAGGGCCGTATCCGGTGCTGATTTTGCAGGGGGAACAAGGCGCCGGTAAGTCCACCGTCTCCCGTATGCTGCGCGGTCTCGTGGACCCTAACACGGCGCCCCTTCGTTCTATCCCNCGGGAGGAGCGNGACNTGCTGATAGCGGCCCGCAACGGATGGATTATCGCTTTGGACAACCTTTCCGGCGCCCCTGTCTGGCTGTCGGACGCCCTTTGCCGGCTGGCGACGGGCGGCGGGTGGAGCGCCCGGGAGCTTTACACGGATACCGACGAGGTGCTGTTTAACGTCCAGCGGCCGGTAATCCTGAACGGCATTGACGACATCGCCACCCGGGACGACTTGCGGGACCGCGCTATCATCCTGCACCTTCCCCCTATCCCGGACGACCAGCGGCGGGACGAAGACGAGCTTTGGCGGGAATACGAGCGGGTGCGGCCCCGGGTGCTAGGCGCCCTGCTGGACGCGGTGAGCATGGCCCTGCGGCGGTGGGACGAGACCAAGCTTCCGCGGCGCCCCCGCATGGCCGACTATGCCCGCTGGATCGCAGCCGCTGAACCGGCCTTGCCCTGGGAGCCTGGTGCTCACCTGGACGTGTACACCGGCAACCGTAAGGAAGCGGCGGAGGTATCCCTGGAGTCTAACGCCGTAGCCCAGGCCGTACTGGCCCTGATGGAGCAGCGGGAAGAGTGGGAGGGGACCGCCACCGAGCTTCTGGCGGCCCTGGAGCAACACGCGAGCGAGCGCGCCCAGCGGAGCAAGCATTGGCCCGGCACACCCCGGGCGCTTTCGGGGCGNCTGCGACGGGTGGCACCCCTGCTGCGGCAGGCTGGCGTGGAAGTGGAGTGGACGCGCAGCTCGGATCGCGATCGAACCCGCAAGGTGCGTCTGCAGAAGCAAATGAAAATGGATGAATCCGACCGTCCGAACCGTCCGATACCGTCCAAACCTGCACGGGGAGCGGGTTTCGCGTCGGACGCAAATCGGACGCAAAACGGCGCGGGTTACGTTTCCGTCCGAATACCGTCCGAAGCAGAACCCGCATGGGATGCGGCTTCGGACGATGTGGACGGTTCGGACGCAAAATCCGCTGCCTTTTCTACGGAGCGAGAGGTGTTCGAGCTATGAGCCCGGCGACCCTGGTGCTACAGGAGTGCGCGCGGCGGGGCGTTCTCTTGACCGTGGCCGGGGACAAGCTCCGGGTGGAGGCTCCACCGGGGGCGGTGACGGACGCTTTGCGGCAAGCCCTGGCACGGGAGAAGCGGGCCATCATCGAAGCGCTTCGGGCCGACGTCCAGGCCCGGGCCGCGGGGCTGGTGGTGCTGGAGCCGGGCAGCGTCTACCATACGGCCCCTGACCGGCTGCACGAAGTGCTGGTGATTCGGGAGGGGAACCGCTGGACGGCATGGGCCGGGCTGTACCCGCCGGNACACTTCAACGGCCCGAAGGACCGGCCGAGCAAGACGTGGCTGCTGTACCAAGGCAAGGACCTGCGGGCCGCGCTGGCCGCGGCGGTGCGTTTTGCCGAGCAGGTGGCGCGGAAAGGAGGTGGCAAGCCGTGGGAGACAAGCGCGGACAGATGAACGTAACGCTGACGGAGGAGGAACGGGACTGGCTGGACGTGCTGCTGACGCAGGTTCCGGGTGTACTGGACTACGTGCCAAGGGACGTGTGGCGGAGTCTCTTGGAGAAGCTCCGGGCGCCGTTGCGTAGGGAAGGAGGCGGTGAGCGATGAGGCCGAGGCCAGCACGGTTCACCAGGAAGGAGAGGCGGCCCGAGCAGGAGCTGCCCGTTAAGAACCCGTGGAAGCTCCTGGCCCTTGCCATCATCAAAGAGGCCCAGCGGGACCTGGCAGACGGGAACCCGTACTGGGCGGCGGACGCCCGGGCCTTCTTGGCTGGCGCCTGGTTCGAGCAGTTGGCGGAATTCGCGGGCCTAAACCCTGACTACGTGCGCCGGAAGCTGCTGGCGGGGGCGGCTGCGGAGTACGACGANGCCCGCAGGGTTGCTGTCAAGTGACNCCACTTAACAAACATACATTCCCATGCTACCCTGGGGGTGAAGGGAGCGGTGACGGTGCCGACGCTGCCTTTGCCCCCTTGTCGCGTTCCAGGGTGCCCGAACCTGCAGACACCGAAGCGCAAGGGATATTGCGAGGAGCACCAGCACCTGGACGACGAGCGGCGCCGGCGGGGACGNTACAGGGGTTCCGCCCGGGCCAGGGGCTACACCAGGCAGTATGAGAAGACTCGGGCCTGGGTGCTGCAGCAGGAGCCGCTTTGCCGGCGGTGCCGGGCGCAAGGNCGNATCCGGCTGGCAACGCAGACGCACCACATCGTTCCCCTAAGNCAAGGCGGCACCAACACCGCCGACAACCTGGAGCCAATTTGCGACGAATGCCACGCGGCGCTTCACCGGGAGGACGCTTAGGCCGTTTTTTCTGGCGGTGGCCCGTGGGACCGGCGGCGGGCACCCTTCCGTGAACGCCTGCNGTTTTCGTAAAGCAAAACACCTTGACGCTGGGAGTGGGAAGCGTGAACAAGGGAGGCCGTGGCCGGCGTACACCAGCACACCTGAAGGCCCTGACGGGGAACCCGGGGCAGAGGCCCATCAACACGCCGCCGGAGTTGCCGCCGGGAGTGCCGGCGCCGCCGGAGGACTTGCCGGACGGCGCCCGTGCGCTGTACGAGAAGCTGGCCGGCCTTCTGTCCAACGTGGGCCTGCTCACCGAAGCGGACGGCCCGGCCCTGGCGGACTTGGCCCTGTGCCTCCACCGGCTGCGGGAGTGCGAGGCCATCCTGCAGCGGGAGGGCCTGGTGGTGCAGGGCAAGAGCGGCCCGGTGGCCCACCCTGCGACCCGGCTTGCCAAGGAATACCGGGCCGCGGCGCAAGCGTGGGCGCGGGCCTTCGGCCTGACGCCCCATGCCCGCGGAAGCCTGGACGTGAAGCCCACGGGCGGCGTCAAGGACCCGCTGGAAGAGCTGCTGGAGGTGCGCTGACGCGGTGAACCCGGGCGAGCGGGCCGTGAGGTTCATAAACGCCCTGCGGCACGTCAAAGGCGAATGGGCGGGGCAGCCATTCCGGCTGCGCCCGTGGCAGGAGCATTTTGTCAGGGAGTTGTTTGGCACCCTGCGCCCGGACGGCCTGCGCCAGTACCGCACCGCATCCTTATGGATTGGCCGCAAGAACGGCAAAAGCTCCCTGGGGGCCGCCATCGCCCTTTACCTGCTGGTGGGCGACGGCGAGCCGGGCGCCGAGGTAATCCTGGCGGCTTGCGACAAGGACCAGGCAAGTTTGGTGTTTGACATTGCCGTCGGCATGGTGCGCCAAAGCCCGTACCTGTCGGGGCGGCTGAAGGTGGTCCCCAGCACGAAGCGGATCGTGGACCCGCAGACCGGCAGCTATCTCCGGGCCATCCCGGCGGACGCCGCCGGTTCCCACGGCTTCAACGCCCACGGCGTGGTGGCCGACGAGCTGCACGCCTGGCCGAATCGGGAGCTTTACGACGTGCTGCAAACGAGCATGGGCGCCCGCCGGCAGCCGCTGTTCCTGACCATTTCCACCGCCGGCTTCGACCGCCAAAGCATCGGCTACGAGGTGTACGAGTACGCCTGCAAGGTTCGGGACGGCATCATCGAGGACCCGACCTTCTACCCCTGCATCTACGCAGCCGACGAGGGCGACGACTGGACGGACGAAGCGGTCTGGCGCAAGGCGAACCCGGCCCTGGCGGACTTTCGCAGTCTGGAGGAAATGCGGACTCTGGCCGAGCGGGCCAAGGCGACGCCGGCGCTGCAGAACACGTTCCGGCGGCTGTACCTGAATCAATGGACGGCCCAAGAAAGCCGCTGGCTGGACCTGGCCGCCTGGGAGGCCTGCGGCCGGACGGTGGACCGGGCCGCTTTGCGGGGCCGGGAGTGCTACGCCGGCCTGGACCTGTCCAGCACGACGGACCTAACGGCCCTGGTGCTGGCTTTCCCCATTGATAACGAGGTGCACGTCCTGCCCTTCTTCTGGATTCCCAAGGAGACGGCCCAGCGGGCCGAGCAGCGGGACCGGGTGCCCTATCTGACCTGGGCGCGGCAGGGGTTCCTAACGCTNACCNAGGGGAACGCCGTGGACTACGCCCGGGTNGAGGCCGACATTAAGGCGCTGGCCCAGGAGTTCCGCATTGTCGAGCTGGCCTATGACCGCTGGAATGCCAGCTATCTGATTCAGCGGCTGCAGGAGGACGGCGCCCGGGTGGTGCCTGTCGGCATGGGCTACGCTTCGCTGTCGGCACCCATGAAGCACCTAGAAGAGCTGGTGCTGACGGGGCGCCTGGTGCATGGCGATCACCCGGTTCTCAACTGGAACGCCGACAACCTGGCCGTGGAGCAGGACGCCGCCGGCAATATCAAGCCGAGCAAGGCCAAGAGCCGGCAGCGGATTGACGGCATGGTGGCCTTGGTGCTGGCCNTGTCCCGGGCCATGCTGCGGACGCAGCGGGTGAGTCCTTACGAAGAACGGGGGCTGCTGGTGGTATGAGTGTTCTGGAGTGGCTGAAACGGCCCTTTGAACGGCGGGCCATGACACTTCGGGACCCGGACGGCTGGCGAGTGCTGTTCGGCACGCAGACCACCGCCGGGACCATCGTAACGCCGGAAACGGCCCTGGGCCATCCGGCCATCCTGGGAGCGGTGCGGCTGCTGGCGGAGCTGACGGCATCCCTGCCCCTGGTGGTGTATGAGCGGACCGACGCCGGGCGCCGGCGGGCCACCGAGCACCCGGTGTACCAGCTGCTGCACGAGGCCCCCAACGACGCGATGACGCCGTTCACGTTCAAAGAGACGCTGGTCTTGCACCTGCTCCTGTTCGGCAACGCCTACGCCCTGGTAGTGCGGAGCGGCGGCCGGCCGGTGGCCCTGTGGCCCTTGCACCCGACCNGGGTTCACCTGGACGACCAGGACGGCGTTTTCACGTACAAGGTGAGCAGCCCGGGCGGCGTCGAGCAGTACCCGCCGGAAGACATCGTTCACGTCCCGATTCTAGCCCCGGACGGCGTGCGGGGACAGTCCCCCGTCACCCTGGCCCGGGAGGCCATCGGCGCGGCCCTGGCGGCCGAGGAACACGCCGCCCTGTACTTCGCCAACGGGGCGCAGCCGTCCGGCGTACTGGTGCACCCAGGGCAGCTGTCTCCCGAAGCGGCCCAGCGGCTGCGGGAGAGCTGGCGGGCCGCCCACGGGGGCCGCAACCGGGGCGGGACGGCCGTCTTGGAAGGCGGCATGGAGTACAAGCCCATTAGCAACACGGCCAAGGACGCCCAGCTGATTGAGGCCCGGCAGTTCGCCATGCGGCTGCTGGCGGCGGCCATGCGGATTCCTCCGCATCTGCTGGACCCGTC